ATAACAGCAGAAATCTGGTCGGCTACAGGATCTGCTGGATCTGAAACTCCTAATGCTTTGTTGGCCACATCTACAACTACAGTTGCTGCTTCTGGAGTTAGTGCGACTAAAGGATTTGTGGCGTTTGATTTTTCAGGGCAAGCTATTGCTTCTGGAACTAAATACTTTTTTGTAATGAAAACCCCAACCCCTGGGGATACTTCAAATTACTACAATTTAACCCTTGGAAGCTCGTACAACACAACAAATTTTCAAACAGAGAAGGCCGATGCAACACCGACATGGAGTGAAGCTAACGGCGGCAGGGGCGGTTATTGCAGATCATATTCAGGCGGCGGCGGCGGCGGCTCCACTTTCCCTTCAACTAGCCTAGTTGGATTTTATAAACTCGATGAGGCGTCTGGTGCTGACGCAGCAGATTCTAGTGGAAACGGTTACGATTTTTCTGACAATGGCACAGTGGCGGCTACCACGGGAACCATCGGCGGAGAGACAGTAAATGTCCGAACGCTTGATAGAGCAGCGGGGAAATACTTTTCTCTTACTAATAATGCCAATTTTGATGTTGGTGATGGAGAGGATTTTACTATATCTTTTTGGGCTTCAGTTTCTAGCTCTAGTGGGCAGGGTGGAATATTTTCAAAACGAAACTCAATAACTGCGTCTGATGCGGGATACACAATGGTTCTGCGTAAATTTGGTACAGCAACTCAAATCAGGTACAATGCAGTTTGTGATGGCACAACAACAGTGGGCGACAGCCAGACAGATAGTGGCATTGATTTAGGTTCTTGGGGCCATTATATGCTGGTGTTTACAGCGGATGCCACACTGATTACATACGTTAACAATGTTCAGGTTAATAGTGACGATGTTTCTTCGGTTACTGGATCGTTAGCAAACTCGTATGATAATTACATAGGACAATTTGCTTACAATATCAATGGAGATATTATAGCCGACGTTACGCATTTAGGGTTTTGGAAAAAGGCATTAGACTCCAGCGAACGCACAGCACTTTATAATTCTGGGAAGGTTTTGGCTCCTGCTGCTGCTACAGGAATAACTCTTGAGACTTCGGCCACAACGACGGGTATTAATTACTCTGGCGCAACAACCATAAATGTCAACATACCAGCCGTGTCGGCTAATGACATTTTAATTTTGTATAGTGCTACATATGACGCAGCCGATGCAACTAGTTCGCCTCCATCTGGATGGACAAAGATTAGGGAGCAAGATTGTTCTTCAATATATGGATCAACTGTAGCTGTTTATTGGAAACGAGCTTCTGGGTCTGCTACAGCAACAACCGAAACGTGGACTTCGTTTTATTCTGCAAACGAAGCATATTACGTTTGGGTGGGAGCGTATTCGGGTTGTGTAACTAGCACATCACCGATTGATGTAGATGCTGGAGGCACTTCAGGTTATGCGTCTTCAGTTGCAACTAGTTTTACAACAACAGTTGATAATGCAATGGTTGTTTCTATGATTGGGGTTCACGACAGTGCTACAACATGGTCTCCAGATGGAGAAATTGTCGACGTGGAATTTAATAGTGGGCTAAACGCACACGCTTCAATAAGCGAGTCTATTGAATCTTCGGCTGGATCTAAAACAGTTACTGGAACTTTTGGTGGTCATGGAAGATGTACTATAGTATCAGTGGCATTAAAGCCTGCATAAAATGAAAACACTCCTAGCAATCATAATGCTCACAACGAGTATTTACGCTGCCGATCTACGTTTGGCGTGGTCTGATAACTCAGACAACGAGGCTGGGTTTGAGGTTTGGCGTAAGGTGGATGATGCTGATTGGACTTTAGTCGGAGCGACTAATGCAGATGTGGCTACTTGGTTAGATGGTTATTTACCTATAGGGTCTACGTTGAGCTACCGTGTTTTGGCCTGGAACCAATTCGGTCAATCTGGGTACACAAATATAGTATCAGTCGGCACTTATCCTCCATTGGCTCCATCGGGCCTGGGCGGCGAAGTAGTTCCCAGCAAGCCTGTTTCATTCATCGGCCCTTTGGAAGATAACGGCGTGTCAATTAGGACGTACAGAGACGAACTAGGTAGGCTGCTAATTGAAAGATCATGAGAAGCGTAACAAGAATAGGTTCATCTAATGGAGATAGGTTTCTTAGTCTGAATGACTACGAAAATACTCTTAGTACCCTATGCGAGGAGAACGAATGGGAGTACTCAGCGTTCAGAGATTACGTATTCTTTGACAAGGATTGTTTTAATATAGAAGACAGGCAAAAACTTAAAAGCGACCTAGAGCTTAGGAAGCTTCCGTTAAGTAAGTTAAAGCAATTTGCACTAACGTACAACAAGTGAGAAAAGTGGAAGACGTGGTAGAAAGATCTATGATAGGAATTTTGGGGTCAGGTACAGGTATATTCTTAGCTGGAACCAATGAAGTGTTATCCGTAGCAGCATCAGTTTGCACCATAATTTTTATGGGATTTTCTATCGTTAAAATAGCTAAGGAGATTAAGAAGAAGAAATGACATCAGAGTTAGTGGCCATGCTTGGAGGTGGGGTTACGGGATTTGTAATGAAACTTATCTCAGCGCAGATGAATATCCAAGCAAACGCTATTGATGCGATGATCAAGAAACAAGGAGTATCAGATGATTCCGCAGATAAAGCAGCAAAAAGAACAGGAGAAGGAGGAGCGTGGATCAGACGTTTTATTGCAATCTGTATACTTTTCTCAGTTGTATTTGCTCCCTTCATCATGGCGTTCTTTGATATACCAGTAACGGTTGAAGCAAACAAATTAGGGATATTTAAATTTTTAGGAATAGGAGCAGATAAATGGAAAAATTTAGAGGGGTTCGTATTGTTGCCAGAAGTGAGGCAAGGGATGCTGGCTCTACTAGGTTTCTATTTTGGAAGTTCACAAGTCAAATAGGAAATCAAAATCTGTCCACTTTTTTGTTACAAAAACTGGACATTATTTGTCACAATTGTAACGCTAAAACATAGAATCTAGTGTCCATAAATAAGAAAACCATGAAGTGTAATGTTCCGCGCAGGCAAGTGTCTGGTGGGACGAAGTCTGTCGTAAAAGCCTGCCAAGGTGGGGAGGAAAAGATAGTACGCTTCGGGGATTCTAAAATGAGCATCAAGAAAAATAACCCAGCACGTAAGAAAAGTTATTGTGCTAGGTCAGGTGGGATTAAGGGTAAGGGTAATAAACTGTCTGCCAACTACTGGAGTAGACGAGCTTGGAATTGTTAAATGGCAAGATACGACACATATGGGCAGGACGATGATCGGGTTGTAGAAGATTTGGATCAAGGTTTCTCTGGGTTTAATAATAAACTTAGACCGGATCAACTTTCTTCTGGAATTTTGTCTGTGTCCAATAATGGACGCATGGACATTAACGGAGAGTGGCAACCAAGAAAAGGTATGGATTTATTCTCTGCTCCTTTTTCTGCGGGTGTTTTAAATTTACCATTCAAGTTGTATAACTCGACCAACATCGGTAGTGGTGTTGCATCATTCACTAGGAGCGATCAGACTATTACCGTTAATTTTAATTCAGCCCACAATATAACAAACAGCACCGGAGTAAACATTAGCGGGTTGACATTTTCTGGTAGTGTCGATCCAAACGGAAATTTTATTGCTACAGTTGTAGATTCAGATACAATAACTTACACCGTAACAGCATTAGCAGAAACTCCAGGTGGAACTATGGTGGTTAAGGGGATGAGGCTTATTGATAGTGCCTCAAACTTTATAGAGGCGTCTTGTGAATTTTCAGACCCAAACAACGGAGCAACATCATACATTGCCATTGTCGGCACTAATAAAACCGTATTGGTAAAAACTTCAGACAGTGGATCAACAACAGTAACTCTTACATATCCATCTGGAGAAACGGTTCCAAATGGAAGTAATGTTGTTCAAGCATTCAATAAGTTGTTTATATTCCGAAAGGGAAAAATATCTTTACAGTGGGATGGGGACATTAGTACGACCACCTTTGCTTTAGTTTCTAATGGAGCATATACTCAACCTACACCTATATCTATTACTGATCTTGATTTTGCATCAGGTATAGCAACGGCTACAGTTTCTAGCACCAGTTCTTTGTTGGTTGGTGATCTTCTTACGGTAACTACTGCTGGTAGTTCTGGTTACGCTATTGGTGAAACTGTTCGGGTTAGATCAATAAGCAGCTCGACTGTATTTACTTTTGTTACGGACAAGGCTAATGCTACGAACAAAACTGCTACTGTTGAAAAGCGCACATCTATTGGGCTAGGGTTTAGCCATATGCCAGCTCCAGAGTTTGGTGTACCACACCAACGCAGGTTGGTTGTTCCATATCAGTTTGATATTACTGGTTCTTCTGGATCTGCCACAATCACAGACAGAAACATTTTAGACGAAGCAATTTTTTCAGACATACTTGACCAAAACACTTACGATAGGGTTTACGGACAGTTTAGATTTAATGCTGGAGAGTCTGATTTTATTGTAGGCTTTCACTCTTTTTCTGATGACCAGTTAGTAGTTTTTAACCGAAACAGTGTTCACACAGTAAAGAACAGTTTAGATTTAGGAAGCAGCATATCTCAAGTTATTACCAGCGACATAGGATGTTTAGCTAGAGACAGCATACAACAGATAGGAAACAAGCTTATGTTCCTATCCGACAATGGAGTGTATGCACTGGACTTCGTTGACCTCTACAATCTAAGAGGCCAAGATGTCCCACTTTCTTCTTCCATCCAAGGAACCATTTCAAGAATAAACAAGGATCATGCAGACAAATCTGTTTCTGCTTATTTTGATAACAGGTATTACATTGCTGTCCCCCTAGACGATTCTACTACAAACAACGCTCTTCTTGTTTACAATTTTCTAAACAAACAATGGGAGTCCCTAGACTCCATAAATGACTCAAACTGGCAGTATACATACCTATTGGTGGGTGGTTCGGGCGACCAAAGAGGTGTTTATGCAATCAACCGAAATGGTGGAGTCCACAAGTACGAATCGCGACCAGATGACTCAGATCGTTACGTTGCTGCAATTGGATCTTCATCTAGCTCTATTCTGGTGGCAGCTTCAGCAACAAGCAGGATGTTTACGATTGGGTCCATAGATCGCAAAAAGTGGAACAACTTTGAACTTCATATCCAATCTTCTGAAAACAATGTCTCTGATGGAAATTTGGAAGCAATAACAGAGAATATTGATGCTATTATAGATCTTGGAACAATTTCAAACATAAACGGGGAAGAGCTTGCCATTGATGAAGATGTGTCTCTTCGCGGAAGATTTGGCAACAAGAGGGCCTACGGTTTACAATTTAAATTAACGACAACAAAAGGGCGACCTAGACTAAGAGCATTAAAGGTGGCGGGAGCTATAACCTTTAGAAGCATACAAAAAGCAGAATAATGGCTATTTTAAGCAAAGGAACTACATATTCAGATGGTGATCAAGTAACGTCTACCAATCTCAATGCACTTGTAGATAGTGCAACATTTGCATCTGGTGCTGTTGATGACTCAACGACTCAGCTTTCTAGTGGAAAAATTATTGTAAAGGATCTTGGGATTGCTACTGGTAAGCTTGCAGCAAGTGCAGTGACCACTGCTAAAATTGCAAATAGTAACGTCACGAAAGCCAAGATAGAAAACGTAGCCAACCTTAAGGTTCTTGGCAATGTTTCTGGCAGTGCTGCTGCACCTGCTGAGGTGGCAATATTGGATGAGGATAACATGGCCTCTAACTCTGCTACGTCATTATCTACACAGCAAAGCATAAAGGCTTACGCTGACTCAAAGGTAGATGGCACAGGGGCTGGATCGTTTACTACGCTGGCAGCTTCTGGTGTTGTTTCTGTTCCCGATGGTTCAGTATCTGCTCCAGCTATTACCAACACGGGCGATACAAACACAGGGATTTATTTCCCTGATGAGAACTCTGTTGCACTTACCGCTGGAGCGGGAGCCAGACTTACGTGTTCTACATCGGCAATAACAATAGATAAACCAACGACCGTTGTATCGGCGGCGCAATGCGAGCTTACTTTACAAGGAGGAGATGCTAATTCTAAAAATCTTATTTTCAAGAAAGCTTCCGCTCAGCAAGGAAAGATTACTGCTGTTGGAGATGAGCTAAAATTTTATGCTGGGACATCAGGTACTGAAAGCCTAGAAATTACAACTACAGGAGTGGTTGTACCTGGCACTATTTCGGTAACTGGAATAATCAAACAATCTGGAGATACTGGTTTTTTAGACATACAGGGAGGAGATACTGCGGGTGCAAACATTGAACTGTACGGAGCATCTCATGCCTCACATGCTAATGACGCATTTTATGATGCAGATAGTCATTCCTTTCGCCCCGCTAACGGATTGTCTAATAATGTTGTTATAGACTCCTCTGGCAACGTAGGCATTGGCACTACGACTCCCTCTGCTCCACTGGAAGTAGCCTCTACAACAGGTGGTGTAATCATGCCTCGTATGACTACCGCTCAAAAGAATGCAATCTCTTCTCCGACTAACGGTGAGATGGTTTACGATACTAGCCTTAACAAGTTCTACGGTTACGCTAACGGATCTTGGGTAGCCTTGCATTGATATGATAACAACCGAACAC